ATCACCGCCCATACGGGTCATTTTGCGTAGTTCACTCATTTACAACCCCAGCGCGTCACGCAGACGCAGTGATTTTTCATTCCAAACATCCTGGCGTTCGTCACCAGTTCCTTTTCCTTCTATAGCACCAGCAGGTCTATACGCCGCCAAAGCATCTGCCAGAAGTCTAGGTGTCGTAGCACCCGTAATTATAGGCGCTCTAGCCCTTCTTTTGGGAGGAACGCCCGTAACCGTTGGATATCTTTGTCTAGGTTCTTCTTCTTTCTTAGGCTCTTCTTTAGCAGCAGGTTCTTCTGCCGCTGCGGTCGGAGCTGTAGTCTCTGTCGTTACGTCAGTAACCGCAGCAGAAGGCTCTCCAGCGGCAGTAACCGTAACTCTGTCTAGTTCCGCTGTTGGCCTTCCGGTAGATACGTCTGTTACCACCGGCGAAACATTAGATTCTGGTTCCCGTTTTCTAGTAATGGTCACTTGTTCCAGTTCTGCGGCGTTGGGATCTGCCGCTACTGGCGCAGTCTCTTGGGCGATCAGGTCAATAATCTGCTGGTCTGTCGAGGCAGGAGCTGCTGTACGGGTAACGTCCGTCACTACGTCAGAAACAACTGGCTGCTCTCTTTGTCCTTGAACTGTTACTGGGTCAAGTGGGACAGCATTAGGGTCTTCTACCGGAGGAGGAGCAATATCTTGAAACGGATCAACTATTTGATTTTGATCAGTAGTCTCTGCCCCGCCTAAAGTATCTTGACCAGCCTCACCTGCAACCGTGTCCTGACCTTCTGCTTGTGAGCCGAAAGTAGATGACAGATCCTCTAAAGCATTATTGATGCTTCTTTCTGTCTTTTCTATAGAGTCACCTGCTTTAATACCGGCAATCGCGGCATTAAACAAGTTCTGACCAGAAACCTCTCCAGTTCTCACCGTATCTCTTGCAAGACTACCCAGAGCAGCACTACCAGTTGCACCCTGCACGCCAGCGCCAACCCCTGCTGCAAGAGCATTCATCACTACTTGATTGGCATCTCCACCGGCAATGGCTGTACCGGCAGCAGAGCCAGTTACGGCACCAGTAACACCCCCACCCATCTGCACGTTAATGCCAGATGCAGCAGCACCAGATGCAGCAGATTGCAAGACCTGTTCAAAGTTACCGCCCTGAGCAAGAGTGGTAGCAGCGTTGATAGCAGCAGACCCAACAGCAGCATTAACGGCAGCAGAAGCCCCTGTAATACCCGCTTCTGCAAGAATTGCTGACCCAATAGAAGAGCCAACACCAGGTAAAACAATAGAGGCAACTACCGCAGCAGCTCTACCAATGTCTGACCAACCTACAGTGCCGCCGCCTTCTCCAAACACTTCTCCAGAAGAAACCAGTTGCTGGAATTCAGCAGGAGAGACCTGCTTCCAAGACTGTGTTGCCCTATCCCAAATAGAGTTAGGAGGAGCCTCTGTCTGTCTTATGCCTGGGCCACCAAACCTTCCAGCCATTATTCACCCCCTGCCAGTTTTCCGAGGGTTGCAAGCGTAGCTAGAGTGATGTAATTTGTTTCTTCTGGCAGTTCTTTTTCTGTCAGAATCTCTGCGCTAATCAACTGCTCACGAAGCATGGCGTACAGTGATTTATCCTGTATAGCAGCCTGTGCCATCTCTCCCACGGCAGCCATAGTCCTGGGATCAAGCCCATGTTGTTGCATAAACTGCTGTGCAGCAGCCTGTGCCTGTTGCATTTGATCTTCCATCATAGGTTCAGAACCTTAATGATCTGCTCGTGAATGCTCAAATGTACGCCTATCCAATCGTAAAAGTCATTCTCTACGTTCCAGTCTGAGTCTAACAACTGGAAAGGATTGTCTAACCTTAACTGACTGGCTATCCTCTCATGCTCCTGATTGTGTACAAACAACCAGTCATCTAGGTTACTAGGATCAGCATCAGAGATAGGGTACTGGGGGATAAGAATACCCCTGTCAGCCAAAGTCTCGTAAAACAACTTGTGCTGAACACCATTTTCAAACAAAAACCTGCCCAACCCATCTACATCTCCAAATTCTAATGTAGAAAGATCGTCCATATTCATGTTAAATGCCCAGCAACTTCTTTACAAACTCACCGGCAACACCTGGACCAAACAAAACTGCGGCAATAACGATATACAACAGCCACTCAATATTACGCATCCGATCTCGACCTCTGTCAAGAGATTCTTGGATAGAAGAATATCTGGAAGCGCAGATTGCTTCGTGCACAGCTAGTTTAGTCTCAGTTGTCTCAGTCATTTTTAGTCCATAACAGGCCAGACAATAGAAAATGGGTCTTCTTGGGTCGTAATATCCCGCAATTCTTGCCGATAAACAGCCCATTTATTTTTGTCAGCAGGAGAATCTGCTAACTGAGTCCAGTCAGATTCGGATAGCAAACGGTTACGCTGTTGCCGTATAGCCGTCCATTCATTCCTAATCCGTTCTTTCAACTCTTGTTCTGTTTTAGGCTCCACATCAACCGTGCAGCACATTCCCTCATACAGGTGTGGCGTAGCAGGAACCAGTTTCTCAGTAGCATGGTTATAAGGCTTCCACACCGTGATGACGTAGTACCTCTGGTCTGCTATCCAGTCTAGAGTAGGTCCACGGTCACCAAACGAAGTGTTGGGAAACCACTCTGTGTGGTCTTTAATGATCAGGTCTTGATTGGCAAGTAACATCTCTTACCTCGTTGGGAATGCTGCGGTTGGCGTGGTGGTCACGGTTCGTGCATATCCTTTGGTTAATCGAATATCTTGCAAATAACCATTTAATGCACTTCCACCAATTCTGTCTGCGCCGGTATAAAAGGTACTTGTCTGATTAAAATTGTCTGTTACTGCACCGCCACTGGTAGCGTCTGCTGTTCCGTTAAGGTAAACCTTTAGGTTTCCAGTTGCCGTACCAGATCTGACAACAGCAAAATAATACCAAGTGCTTGCAGACAAAGATGTAGCACCAGTTAGGTTTGACGCCGTATAACTAAATTGAAGTTTGTTAAGAACAGTAACATTTACAGACCATCCTGTTGTTGCCGTTCCTTTACTGACGATTCCATAAATAGCGCCAGTTGCAGACAAATAAAACCAACCTTCAATCGTGAAGTCACCAGAACCTAGTTGTAATCCAGGGCTGTCAATAGCCGTTAACCAGTCACCCGTCCCATCAAACTTCATGCTCGTAGGCGACCACTTGTACTGTGTGGTGCTGGCCTGAGCATCCCCCACCGTCAGGGCATTATTCTGCCAAGCAGCGTCGTAGATTCCGGCGTTGCCAAAGTTGGTGAGGAGGGAGGTGCCGCTTACTGCGGTGACGGGGAGGGTTGGAGGTGTGAAGGCGGCGGTGTAGATTGCGGTGCCTTTTACTACACGAATATTTGAAGAATATCCATTTAACGGAACAGTGGCGGTTCTACTAGCAGAAATGTACATTGTGCTAGTTTGGTTAAAATCGTCATTAACCGCGCCTGCGCTTGCAATTTCTTGAACGCCATTAAGATAAATTTTTAAATTTCCAGATGCGCTTCCAGAACGAACTACAGCAATGTGATACCACGCATTTGCCACAAGCGTAGTAGTCGACCCCGTCAAATTTGATGCCGTATAACTAAACTGAATTCTTGCGCCGGTTGTGGTATTTAATGACCATCCTGTAGCCGCAGCACCTTTGCTAATTAAATTATATGCAGTTGAAGTGGCTCCAGAAATGTAAAACCATCCTTCAATTGTAAAATCACCAGTGCTAAGTTGTAGTGCCGCGTTGTCAGCAAGACTTAAATAATCCGTACTCCCATTAAAATACCCACTCCCCCCATACGTCGCAGCACTGTACGATGCCGCCGGGGAGAAGGGTTGGAAGGCTTGGACTTTGGGGGTGCCGTTGACGGTGAGCGTCAATGGAGACGCGGAATTGTCTTTGAAGCGGTTGTCTTGCAAAGTTAGGAGGCTGGTGCCGCTGATCGCCGTCAGTGGGGAGGTTGGAACAGTAATTGTTGACCCAGAATAAACCGCCGAGCCTTTAACAACACGAATATTGGACATATTGCCCAATAATTGACGCCCGGCGTAAGTATTGTTATTGCTAAAATACCAAGATGAGCCGGCGTCCATTGCAAACGTGTTTTGACCAGTGTTGGTGTTTTTTAACACTCCGTCAATATACAAACGCGCGCTTGTCCCGTCCCTGCAATACACAAGATGATGCCATGCGCCGTCATTGTATCTTGTAGTTGTTGACAAAATTAACCCGGCAGAACCGTTGTAAATAGCTATGTCGCCGGCAGATGCGGTATCGTTGATGAGAATTGTAAACCCAGTTGCACCGACTTCATTTGAAACGAAACACGCATATTGAGTATTTGTTGTTGTATTAAAAAACAATTCAATACAAAATGCGCCAGTGCCAAATTGCAAAGCCGTGCTGGTTGGGACAGAAATAGAATCTCCGGCCGTACCAAAATTTCCACTCCAATACCCACTAGGCTGATACGGCGTGAAAGAACCCTGCGTGGGTGTGCCGTTGCGGGTGATGGTGAAGTTATTTGTAGATGAGTCTAGGAATGTATTGTTCTGCTGCCCGTTAGTGCTGGTAGTGTTCAGCAGCAGCGGGACATACATAAAGTAGGGATCAGTCACAACGGCTGCGGCTGCGGCTTTCCCAGATTTAGATGCAGCAAACATTATGTGTAGTTCTGTCCGATAGTTGTGCCGTACCAGCTTGTTCCGTCAGCAAAGAAAGAATAAATATCCTTCTTGCTTGCCGTGCTGGTGATGGTAGGAGCAGTGCCAGAAGGCCACACAACCGTTGACCAAGTAACCGTCCTGCTACCAGTAGCATCCTGGGCCAGAATGATCACAAAAGACTTACCTGCTGATGCAGTAGGCATTGTAATTGTTGCATTGCCAGTCAACGTAAGTTTCTGAACCGTACCGTTAGCCAGATCTACCGTGATTGCCGTACTGGTATTGGCTGTATACAGCGTTTCTGTATAGTTGGTGACGGTTGGGTTAGTTAACGTCTTGTTAGTGAGCGTGTCAGTTGTTGCTCGCCCAACCAGAGTGTCTGTAGACGTAGGTAACGTCAATGTACCCGTGTTGACAATGGTTGAAATGACTGGACTAGACAGTGTTGCTCCAGTAGCCAGCGCTACAACCGTTCCAGTACCACTGGTAGTGTAAGACGTAGCCCAAGCAGAACCCGTAGAGTAAACAATACCTGCCGTAGGGAAGGTAAACGAAGACGGAGCAGACCAAGAAGCAGTAGTACCGTTAGACGTTAGTACATAGGTGTTTGCCCCAATAGCCAGACGGGTAGCACTGTTAGTCCCGTTGCCAATAATTAGGTCACCAGTAGTCGTAACTGGAGATAGAGCGTTAAAAGCAGCAGATGCAGTAGTCTGTCCGGTTCCACCGTTAGCTACAGGCAATGCAGTGCCAGAGTAGGCAAGAGTTAAGTTGCCAGATGACGTTACCGGAGATCCAGTAACCGTAAACATAGCTGGTGCAACCAACCCAACACTAGTAACCGTGCCAGAGCCACCGCCAGTTGCAGACAGTGTGCCGGTAGAGAAACTTAATCCAGAGCCAATCGTTACACTAGAAAACCCACCAGACCCGTTTCCATACAGAATAGATGAGCCAGACGTTGCTGGAGCGTAATCAGTACCGCTACTAGCGGCAGAGATGGCAGTGCCGTTACCTTTTAGCAGGCCGGTGACGCTGGTAGACAAAGTGATGGCAGGAGTAGTCGTAGCGTTGGCAACCGTCCCTGCAAGGCCGTTAGCGCTGACTACAGATACCGTAGTAACGGTTCCAGAACCTCCACCACCGGCAGCAGCATTGCTGGTCCAAGTGGTTCCGTTGCTGGTCAGCACGTTACCAGCGGTTCCTGGTGCTACAAAAAGGACAGCCCCGGTGTTGTTACCAAGGATGACGTTGTTAAGCGTGAGGTTTGCCTTTCCAGTACCACCGTTAGCAACAGAGACTTGACCGCTCAGGCTAATATCTGGGGTGCTTCCACCGCTAGATGCTAGTGGAGTGGTTGCGGTAACACTAGAAATGTTGCCACCACCACCTCCTCCCCCACTTGTGGATACTGTCTTTAACATGGTTTACCTCAGAGTCCGTCACCAGGGGTAATGTACAGAGAAGCAGATCCTGCTGCTGTAATTCCTGAGAAATAAGCGTTGGGAACAAACGAAAGTATCTCGTCTGTACCCGCTAGAAGGGGGATAGAAGACGCTGTAGTGCTTATTGTAACCGCGTTGGCTATAGCATTAGCACTGCTAGACCCTACACCCAAGAATACGGTCACGCTACCCGCGTTAATAATTCGGTACTGGTTTCCACCTAGCGTAGTCGAGAGTGCTTGTGCAGAAGTAGTAGGAGTGCTGGCAGTAGCGGTAAAGATTACCGTATTACCCATAGGGGTGAATGCTTGAATTCCCATTATTTGGCCTCCAGTTGGGCGATACGGGCAGTAAGAGCGTCGTTTGATGCTTTAAGTTCTTGGATTGCTTTAATAAGAGGGGCAATCATGCGGTCATAATGGATGCCAGATACTTTGTCATCTGTGTAGATACACAGTTCTGGTTTTACAAGTTCAACCTCTTCCGCAATAAGACCAAATTGTTGTTCTGACTCAAACTCTTCTAAATACTCACCTTCTTCGTCTTTTTTAAGATAGTTGAAAGTGACTGGATTAAGTTCATATATCCAACTGGCACTGTTGAGTTGAGAAATATTAGTTTTGCTGGCACGGGTAGAAGAAATACCACCCATCTTGCCGGTTGAATCAATAAACACATTCCTCGGCGTAGTAACTGTCGTGCTGTACATAGCAGGAACAGTAAGGTTGCCGGAGGAGTCGATGGTGGCTCTTTCTGTCAATACCCCAGCGCTGGCAGTGGAAAATTTTATCCCGCCATTTGAGGAATCTATATTTGTTGTGCCAATAGAAGCTAATGCTTGGCTGGTACTATTTAAAAAAAATCCAAGTGTGATTGTGTTGTCATCTGTAGTATTGCTTGCAGCGACCACATTAAGTTTGTTTGCAGGCGAACTTGTCCCAACACCAAGATTTGTTCCATCAAACGTGAGAGCGCTACCCGTGCTGAGAGCACTACCGCTGCTGGCATAGACAACACCGCCAGATGTGAACGACGTTAGTCCAGTACCGCCAGACGCAGTTCCCAGAGCGTTGGTAAGCGTCAACGTACCAACATTAGCTGTCGTGACGTTAGCCGTACCGATAACCGCATTTGTGATATTTGCGGTAGTAACGTTTGCCGTAGTAACAGACACGTTTGTCAGCGTGACATTGCCGCTGCTGATAGTCGTGTTTGCCAGGGTAATGTTGTTGAGCGTAGTGATCGTATTGCCTAACTGAACAGACGTATTGCCAATCGTGATTGGCGTAGCAAAGTTGGCATCTAGTTGTGCCAGCGGTATAGACCCACTCTGCGTAGAAAAGGTATACGTTACAGCCATTTTAGAATCTCACTCTCAATTCATGTTCAAATTCAAACGTGCTGACAATAAACGCTGCGTTAGAACTGGTTATTGTCAACCCCAAATATTTACCGTACTGCTGCGCGTCTGACTTGTACAAAGCATAACTATTAGAAGGCGTCCAGTTAACAACATTATTGCTGTTGTTAGTCCAAGTCACCGCAGATAAGAAATTATTAAGCCAGGTTATGAACGTAGTCAGCGTATATGACTGCGCCGTACCCGTAGAAGTCTCATTATCTACGCTAACCGTAAGCGTAGTATAGTCCGACAAGGTAGCTTCTATACCAAACTTCAATGCTTGCTTTGTCCGTATGGCATCTCCCATAGGCATCAAAGCAGTCTTGATTTTACTCGCTACCTGCGCTGTGCTGTTGGCATACAGACGGTACAGATTCTTTCCGTCTACGCCGTACAGTCGGATTAAACCGGCTGAAG